TTATCGAATTTTAAACCAGAATCCACGAAAAACGCTTCGTTAATGTCATCCACAAATCTGCTGGCCATACGCTCAAGGTATCGAACATCATCACCGTTTACAGTTCTTATGACCGAGATATAAACAGAGTGCTCATTGCCTTCTGGGATCACACAGACGCTTTCCACGACCCCGGAAACGTCGTGTTGCGCCCAGCCCAGGACCTCTTGCTCACGCACGTAAACGCAGGACAGGAGGACGCCATCAGAACGCACTACCCAGAGGGTTTGAAAAGGGCTTTCCTGCCACGCCCAATCGTAAATCGTGTATCCGTCGAAAAGATGAGACGCCATCAAAGTCAAATCGTATGCCTGGAAGGAATTGGATTGAAGCTCATACGACAGATCCCGAATCAAAGGCCCTTTATCCTGGATATACAAAGCGCTTTTGCCGATGCCTAGGGGATCAATTTTTGATGCGCCCCGGAATGTTTGGAGCTTGGCCCCAACGTTGGAAGGTGTGACCGCGTCTTGATCGCCTGTCCCCAAAATCCAGACCCCGCCCGAGGTAGTGACAATCAAACTGGAGAGGGACAACAGGCCCTGAATCACCATGACGGTATTGGCGCCAAACTGGACGCTCACGGAATCATCGTCCACCTGAGGGTCAGAGGTTCCAAAATCATTGTACTGTCCGGTTTTTGACATCCATATTGTCTCAGGGAATACTGGCGAGCCCCCAAACGTTAACCGCTGCTGGTGGATGCAAACACTACCAGGGTACCCACTGGCACCGCCCCAATCGCAGATCGACCAAAGGTTTGAACCATTGGCAATTAAATCTGTTGGGAAATTAGATACCGCTGTCACCGTGCAGATTACACCGCCTCCATCAACGGCAGTAATCAACCCGATACCATACCCTGAATCTAGGTATTCCCAGTTGACCCCTCCATCGGACCATACGCCATGTGTATGCACCGGTTTTACTGTTCCAGTATTTCCAGTATTTAAAGCTTTATAATTTTTACCATCACTTCTCAATATTGCGTTAGCCGTAACGATTATATTCGTTTGCCATGGTACAATATAATTCTGAGATTCAATGTAAATCAATTGACCTACATTTGCACTACTTAAAAATGCAGAACCACCTCCATTTGTTACTGTTATAGATCCAGTTATTGCTGATACTGTTAGTTTACTTTCAAGTGTTGCGTTCAATATTGAAAATGGACCATTCACGTAATTAAGATTTTCTATACTCCAAAACAAATATCCATTTCTTCGTGATAACTTTTTAGGTGGATATGTTTTATGCGCTAAAAACACCACGTCAGCGCTTTGGATAAATGAAATTTCAAAAAGCTCTGCCTCTTTATATGGAGTAGGAACCTCAATAATATTCTCAGTAAGAGGATGCCAGTAGGTTGGACTTGACGCTGGGTTGTGGCCAACATTATCGTATACAAGATTGTAGTAATTCACACCATTATACAAAACTGTAAGGCCATAACTTCTATAAACAGTACTATTATTCCATGTATATATTGTAGGTGTATATCTCAGTAAAACACCATTGCGCCAAAAACGTATGTAATATTCCCCAAATTCCAGGATTAACGATTGATCTTCGCTGTAAATAAACTGAATTAATCTAACCTTCTTTGCGGGTGATTCAAAATTTCCCAGGTATTCAAACCCAGCCCGGTTCTTGATGCCGCCGTATGGTTGAATGATGACGTTTTTGGCTAGCTCCAGACAGGTGCTATACCGGGCAATATCAATGCGGCCCCATAGCCCAGGGCTCAGCTCACCGCCACTCAAGGAAGGCTGAATTATGCCGGTCATCGGATGATCCGCCCATCGGCCAGAAAGTCACTGGAGACCCCGCGAACCGTTATCAGCTCGCTTTCGGGTTCATAATCTGACTGTTCCTGAAGATCTTGTCTTCTGGCAATCGATAACTCTTGGTAGTACGTCTGCTTCGCAGCGCTCGCCAAGTCCGGTTTCCCGAAGAGCGGCCCCGCCAGTTCAGACGCCAACCTCCAGGCAAGGCAGGACTCAAAAGCCGGTGTAAAAAAGGACTCTTCCACCGCCGCGATATATTCCAGCTCCGCATCGGGCATATCCGTGAGGAGCGCCCGCACACCCGCGTATGTCCCAACGGAAAACGGAATTGCTTCACGGGAGCGAACCACCCGCGCGCCGGGAACAACAACCGAAATTACTTTCAGACAGCCCACCGGCAGAGCATACGCATAGGCCCAATTGGTCGGAGGAGCGGCAGCCAGGAGCGCCAAAGCCTCCTGTTTTTTCGAGAAATTCCACGGGAACCCAGAAAGCACCTGGTCGCGGCACGAGGCATAAAAAACGTTGCAGATCTCAGCCTCGCGGCTGTTTTCCGTCAGGCTGGAAATACTCTTTCCGCCCACCCGCAGAATGGCCATGTTGCAGATTTGGACCGTGGTAGACATGATCATCCCTCTTGGATCAGACGCGGCCGCCCAGGACCCCGGCGCGGTTCAATTGCGGCTTCAATGGGTTCTTCCATGTTTCCCACTTGGACAGTGGGGAAAACCTCAGATTCTGCAGGAGCTGAATAGATGCGCGCAGGATTCCGACCGGGAGCCATTACCCACCAGGGCGATTCGTGAGGAAAATCATCAGGGATTTCAAACTCATCCCCGATTTCCCGGAGGCCATTGTGGTATCCAAGCGCAGTTGCACGAACCCAGACCATTAAAATACCCCCTGCAATTCAACCAGCATTTTTTTAGCTGTATCAGTCCATTTCGTTTCATAGAACGCATAATTTTTTGTCTGTGGAAGTTCCGTTATTCTTCTAGCAAAATCCTTGGCCATGCCTTTGCGGTCATGTTCCATTGAATAGCATGCTGCATTCCCGAGTGCTTCCGGCCTGCTAGGATCAAGTTGATAAACATCAAGATACATTTTTATTTGATCTTCAAAGGATCTATCGCCGAGCATGTCGGCAATACGAGCCACCCACAAAGCCGCGACATAGCAATATGGCTGATAATTTCCTTCCATGTCCTTTAAATAATTGGCATAGGCTTGCATTACCTTTTCCCATACAATATCTACCGTGCATGTGCATGCCTCAACCCTAAGCATTTGCGCTATAAAAAAGAGGTGTCTAGGGTTTCCATCTTCAGAATAAGCGTGACTAAGTGCTTTGATATCATCCCCCGCTTTATTGGGATTCTGAGAGCGTTTTCCATCCTGTGGTGTCGTCACATAAGGATTGCTTAAATCGTTTTCTGGATTGCCTATCAGTGTAATATTAGTGCTTGAACTGTCTGTATAAACCAATTCCTCATGAATTGGGTATTTATAAATATATTTATCCTTGACATTTTTAACCAGATTAACTCTTGTGCATATATTATTGCCGTAAACCATTGGGAAACATAGAAACATAGTTTCATTATTATACAATTTTTTTCTTAACAAATGAGCTTGCTCTTCTGTAATATGGAGGATCTCATCAGCATCCAAGAGCAACAAATGAGAAGCTTTCGTACTCTGAGCATAAAGAAGTGCATTATTTCGGTTCGTGGCAAAGTCAATCCACGGTTCGTGGAAAACTATAGCATCCACAGAATGCTCGTTGGCCCACGCACATATAATTCCTGGCGTGTCATCCGTGCTGCCCGTGTCAACCACCCGAATAAAATCACGCCCGGTGTAATTGAGCAGAGGTAAGCAGGAATCTAACAGCCTTCTAATGCAATGACTCTCGTCTTTAACGATCATCGTGAGGCAAAATGTTGCCTCTAGAGGGAAAGAATTAATGACGAGAGCCATGCAAGGGCCTTTCTTTGGTTAAAAATTACTTCGTCAGCGCGTCGGCAGTAGGAGCCCATGCCGTAGGAGGATCAAGCGTCAAAAACGCATCCACCGTGCCGCCGGTCATGCTGTCCCCGGCATTGGTTGCCCAAATACCCAGGTAACGCTGGTAAGTGCCACGGGGAATCGGTCCATTGAATACCTGATAACCAGCCGCCAATGTAGCCATTGCAATGGCGCTTGTGGTGAGATGCGTTGTTGTTGTGCCGCCTGTCAACGCGACAAGAGTGGAACTTCGCAGCTCAAAAACCTTTGTAGAATTTGCGCCCGCCGCAGCTGTGGCCATCTGGATCACCAGATAGACATCGGAATTCCCCGGATAACCCTGGACATTTGTCAGGATGGCACCGGTAGGACTTGTGCCAAGATCAATCACATTTCCGATTATTGTAGACGCGGCAGTAGCAGCGGCAAGACTGACTGCATCGCAGAATTCAAGCAATTTATCAACAAACATGTCATTTTCTCCATTTTTTGGTTGAGTGAAGGTGTCCTTACAACAAGGCATCATTGCCTTTAGCCATTACATGTCGGCGGTAATAGCCTTACCTGTTTCGGTATTCAATAACGCATCGGTTCTTCTGATAGGAATACCGTTAAACATCGTCACAGGCTTCCCGCCAACTGTTTCAAATGTCAGATTATAGGCAGCTTTCTTCAAAGTCTGGAGACGCAAGAACGTCATTATCGTACGGTTGCAATAAAACACAGGACGGCAATTACCTAAATTAGGCAGCCGTTCCGACATCATGATCATTCCGTTAATTAAATCAGGGCCGCTTGAAAGATCGCCCTTCAGGATCGAAGGCAGGATTGAGTGTATACGGCTCACATAACGCCAGTCGCGCACCACAAGACCCAGATCCCACCGGTAATGGGTCCGGTAGGCTTCCATGCGCCCGCCGAAATTCGTATCGTTCCCAGCGTTTTCAATGGTCACCTGGCCCTTGTCTTCCATCTGGAGACCGGCCACGGAACCCTTGGGATAGATGCCAAAAACAGTTTCAGGAGACCAACCCAGCAGCCAAATGGAGGTGCAAACAGCGCTATTTGTGTTGTACGCGCTGAAGAGATTGTCTGAGTTCTCGGCACCGGTACCAGCATCAAAACGAGGAGTCAGTCCCGTAAAACCTTCAGGCACTAGTGCTTCATTGGCATAGAACACGCTCGAAGCGGCTTTCTGACTCATGGACTCAATCCATGCCTTGTCTTCGGACAGGCGGAATGCTGCCGTATTGCCATTCAGATCAGCCAGTGCCTTATCAACCTCGGCATAGGCTTCCAGCATGCCGCAATTGTCCGTGATTTGAGCGGTTGTGCTTTTACCAGGCGTCACGCCACCATAAAGTTTTCTGAAAGAAACAGTTGGCATTCCGGTGCGCGCGGTGCTTTTATGCCCGGTCGGCAGATTACCCTCAACGAAAGTCATATCGTCAAGCACTGGGTTGGTTTCATTCAAAATCTCGGCGATTGTATCAATTTTCCCTTGAGGATCAAGACGTTTTGCCACGTCCAAAAGGGTTGGATTCGTAACAGCAAGAGTACTCATGTGGTATATCTCCGTTTATTTCTGTTTTTGAGTTACTTAATTCATAGCGGGGAACATGGTTTTAGCCTTGCCCACGGGTTGCTCTGGTGGTTGGCCCTGCTGGAGGTGCGTTTGATCCTCACTCATGGCTTTGCCAATCCTGGTTAAAAGACGGATAACTTCTGGGTTATTACCCAGGCCCATGCCGTTAGGATTGCTCGGCGATGGCGGATCGATCAGGGCTTTAAATTCAGGAGTGCCAAATTTATCCATGGCATTCCTGGCAGCTGTGATACTGGCTTGCAGTTCAGCCCCGCCAATTTCCTTGTCGGCTTTGACAGAATTCGACCATGTTGTCATGGTGTTTTGCCATTGCTCATTTGAAGCTTTCTGCAGGGTAAGTATCTGATTACCATACAGATCAATCAATTTTTGAGCTTGTTCGTTGGTTAAATTAAGTTCCTTCGCTATTGGTGTGAACTGCTCAACCAATTCAGAATTTAATTCAAGGCCTTCGGGTGCCTTAAATTCATATTTTTCAGGAATACCTTCAGATTTTACAGCCTCATCGGTCTGTGTTTTATCTTCTGGTTTACCCGTTTCTTCTGACTTTTTATCAACAGGTTTGGACAGTAAAGACCCTGCCCCACCCTGACCTTCAGGATTGGAAACATTAGCATCAACAGGAGCTTTCCCGCCCTCCACGCTTCCGGGTGTTATGGCGGTAGGATTTGGCGTTGTTTCATTCATTGGTTGTTTCCTTTCCCTTATTGATGGTTTCCATCTGTAACTGCATATATAGTTCAGGACAAACCCTAATTAATTCATTCACAATCAAGCATCCAGCCCAGCGTAAACCCTCGTTAAATGCAGTATTAAATGGGTCAAGTGCGAAGGATTTAGAATGCGGGGAACGTGTAGATAATATACGTCCAATAACGTTTCTACCAGCCGATGAATTCATTAAATTATATAAATCAAGATCGGCTTGTTTTTCCTGTAAAAGTATCTTTCTTTTTCTTTCCTTTACAGATGCTTCTTCGCTGGAGTCAAAAGAATTGGCCTCGCTCATGCGGCACCCTCAACGCCCTGCCCCTGGCCCATGCCCAACGCCGATAAATCCATGCTGGTTTGTGCCTGTCCGCCTTGGTTCTGGTACGCACCCAGGAGCCCCGATAGCGCGCTGGGATCGGTCATTTGAGCATCGGCTAACGTTTTGGTTGTGGCTGCAGCCGAAGCCGCCAGCTCTGCCTTTTTGCGGATGGAATCCTGCTGTGCTCGTGTCTGCCGCACGGCAGTTACCTCTTTTTCGTCCCGGAGAATCTTGGTAGGCGTGCTCAGCATTTCGGCCATGGATATAACCGCCTCGTCTGAATTGAAAAGATCCAAAACGGTGGGGAATGTTGACGCTATTTGAGCCGTAAAGCTGGAAATGCGCTCAATGCCAGATATGCCGGTCATCTTCATGGCTTGAGCCATGGTCGAAATATATTCAACGGTTAAATTCATTCCCTGTATCTCTGGCGGAGCAGGTGGAAGCTTCCTTGATCGGCTCATGATGTTGAAGGCGCGATCTATCATTGGGTCATGAAGCTCATCATTTAAACGGGTGAGCACCGGCCCCAGGATGAGCATTTTCTCCTCACTCCTAGCTACTATTTCATGCGCAGTGATACCACTCCGATCGTCTTGACTAATGAGAAGGAAAAGATCCTCAAAGAATGCCCTTTTAATTCTGCCTTGTGTTTCCCGTATATCTTGAGTTAAATATTGCAACCACGTAGGGTTAATCTGATAGATTGGCTGCATTGCCTGCTGCCCCTGGGTCACATCCATGAATGTGATAGCGCCGGGAAGCTGAGAAATAATCTTGTGCTCAAGTGTTGACGGTGCAGACATTGGCGGGGAAACACCCTTATCAATAGCCTGTATTTTTCGTTTTTGTTCAATTTGTAACGCTTTTATATCGCCCAGGGCATCCCACGCAGGGCCATACCCATAAACGTCTTCACCGGTGACTTCCCAACGCGGAGCCATTACCGGGAATTCATCAAAGCCGCTTTGCTGCAGAAATTTTTGTTCACTGGAAGATTTCTCGTAATATACAGACCTGAATTTTTTATACTTTGATTCAAATTTAGTATCATCAAAATCATCATTTGGCTCAATGGCAAATACAACATCAAAATATGTGTCTCTACCTGTTTCTTTTACAGCCTGCTGAACCTTAGACGAGCAGTTTTCCATGCCAAATTGTTTAACCATTTGTGCCGCTGACATTTGATACTCACGGTAACAAGTGTCTATTGTTCCTTCCCACGACTGCCCCAAGTAAAACGATCCAACCGGGTAGGAGTGACAGCGCATTGTTTTTCGTTTATTTTCCAGCATAATAAATGCCGCTGTACCAAAAACGCTGACCTCTTTATATAAAAGCGGAAGAGCATTATAAACGTTGGAAGATATGAATAGTTCGCTCATCAGATTCCGAACTGTTTCGAGCCATTCTTTAACTGCATACCGTTCATTCATAGCCGGGTCAAGCACACGCAAAGAGAACCACGGGCGAGCAGGGTTTGTAATTCCTGCCATCATTCCAGCACTCAGTGTTCTGACCGCAAAGGATGTAGTGCTGTCAATTATTTTACTGTTTACCTTGTTACCTTTATTCCTGTCCTGTGTGAAAAACCGCCCTGATTGTGGAAGTATATGGTCAGTCATATCCTGCCAGGTATGGATATAACTACTCCTATCCGTTTTTAAAACGCTCAATCTTTGGTTGTAATCATTGATAGTCGCGCTCATTTCATTGGCCTAATAACGTTTTTGTAGTGGCTATTGGTTGATTTACCTGGTTCATTCCGCTGAGTATTGTTGATTTTCGGCCTTGTGATTGCTTTTGCCTTTGACGTTCAACCTCATTGTCCCGGTTGATTTCTTCGGTGTCTTGTGGCGTTGCCACCACTGAAGGCGGTGCCGGATATTCTGGGCCTTTGCTTGAACCGAAACACATATAAAACCTCATTTCACGTTGCCATGACCGTTGAAAATACCCGCACGAGTAGAGACTTCTTTCAAATCTTCTTTCAGGTCTTCCACTCTTCGCACAAACTCTTTTTCATTGATAAATCTTTCGCACATCCATGATTTGTTTTGTTCAATCGTGAGCCTAATATCAGATAAGGACAAATTCATTTGATTCATCTGCACATTTAAAGATTGAACGTTGCTTTTATACTCCGTTCTTTCCTTATCGATTTCCTTCATCCACCTGGAAATAAAGAATATAAGAAGTGGAAATATTACAGCGTTTATCCCCGTAAGAAGCCATAGTTTAACTTCAAGCATTTTTAACCTCTACATAATTCATGCCTGAATCCGAAACTTGGCAGATAAAGGCTTGTCGTCTGAATTTTTCTTTCTCTTTAGGTATTTGAATATGAATCCAATATCGACAACCTTTAAATTCTAAAAGCATTTTATCGAATGGTATTTCTGATTTTAAAATACGGTCAAAGGCCAGCCGGACCGGTTCCCGCGAGTCAGGAACAAAATCAGTCGCTCGCCCCTCAAGATGAGCCGACGCGGTCGCCCCGCCCACCGCACGGTTAACCTCTGGACTCCTGAACGCGGAGTGGATTAGCAGCCGACACCCCAGGAGATCCCGGACCGGTTCCAACGTTATTTCAGCCAGCCGCCTGAGATTCTGGATATCGCTGGCCGTTGGCACATTGCCAAGACCTGTATCCGTTCGTGTCAGCTCGACGAGACTGAAATGCGGCGCTATTCGCAAAGGCGGAATCTCCGCCTCTTATCCTGCTACAATTGGCGTAAATGCCTAAAAATATAAGCATTACGTGTAATCAATCCATTATAGATGATCAATACGTTTCTTTTTACAAATGCATTCCATAGTCAAATCATTATATTTCAAGGTATGGTGGCTGCATGGAATTCATAGAATATGCTTCTGGATATAAATATCAATTAAATAGGAATTATTACCTTCAGACTGATATCATCCCAAAGGAGTTTATACGCACTGAGTTTATAGACCTATCGGTGGATGGTTTTATATCGATACGTGAAGGGTTCGCATGGGACGGCCCCAGCGGACCGACCATAGACACCCTGAATTTTATGCGTGGCTCCCTGGTGCATGACGCTCTGTATCAGCTCATGCGTGAGGGATATTTAAACCATATTTATTACAGGCAACAGGCAGATTTATTGCTGAAAGAAATTTGCATAGAGGATGGCATGTCTTCATTGCGTGCTTGGTTTGTGTTTAAAGCAGTGGAATGGTTTGGTGATCCTAGCGCCAACCCAAAATACAAACGACCTCCCATATTTGCGCCTAGAAAACCATATTAATACTTCAGAAGAAAATCAGACTTAAGATACAGAATCCACCAAAATATTAATGACGATAATGCGCCCGTAAAAAAACATACCCAGCCTCTAAATTGATAATGATCATTTATGATACAAATAGAAACTGTGTATAACCCATACAGCAATATTATTAAAATAACCTTAAAAGGAGAATAATGCCTATAAGTTTTCATCGGCTCATTAACTCCTTAGCAAGCGCCTGGCAATCTTCTAAACACCAACGAATATTTGAATTAGGTTCCTGCATATTTCTGATACTCCCCTCGTATTTAATTCGTAGCGTGTTGATTGATACTCCCAGGATTCGAGAAGCCAAACCGGAAGGAATCCATGTGATTGAGCTATCGTACTCGCGCCTCATCTGGCCTCCAGAGGGTCATAGTCATGTGTG